CCTTCAGGATTATCTGTAGGAGCAGAAGTTACAAATCCACAATTAGTTCCAATAACAAGTGCCATTATGTTAACCCCGCTACATTTCTTACTGCTTTAAATTTAGGCCAATCATCAGGATTTTGTCTTGTTAAATCAGGAACAAGCCCTGAACCATTATTGCCTACTAAAGAATAATAACAAAATAATCCACCGCCATGCGAAAACCAATAATTTAATTCGTTTTCTATTATACCATCTATTCCCTCATCTGTATAACTTGTATATGTCTCTATCCCCCCTTCATAACACATCGGAGAAATTCCTATATCATTTGCTAACGCTATAGCATTATTCATCCACCCTATTGTATGTGCATTATAATATGTTTCTAACCCAGAGATGTCCTCACCATTAATATAAGGAGCTACGGCATAACCATAAATATAATAATTTATTGGCCTCGCTGCTATTCCAAAGGAATTTTCAGTAACACCATCTTCCGCGTATACTAAATTTTTATAATGACCTGGGAAATGATCACCGAGCCAATCATCATACCAATCATACCCTCCATAAACGCATCTTATATAAGATAATGAAAGATTGCCTATATAACTATTCGCTGCCTGACCTGATATTACTGGCCTGAATCTTGTCATCATGTTTGAATCACCAACAATTGACCTACAAACATTAGAAGCTTGAACTGTTAAATATCCTACTCTGCGTCTTACCCCATACCAAAAATTATATGAAGAACCTGGATATAAATAATGATTAGCGTCACCATCAGTTACTTCGGCCTGAGCTAATGTATCCATTAAGTTTGTTATATAACCATAAGGAGCAATACTATTCCATATTTCATTACCAATTTCAAAATATACTTTTCTCTCTTGAGCTAATGGAGACCAAACAGGGCTTTCTTGTATAGATGTATAAGGTTCATTACCATCTGATCCATACATAAACGTTTGAAATAATTTAGTTAAATATGTCTCGTCAGCAATCGCCGGGATGCATATCCATAAATCTATTTCCAAGTCATTTGCCATTTTAATAAGCGTTTCCCATGCGGCAGCTCCGTTGGTTTTTATGCCTCCCATAAACAAACCATCAGGTTTTGCTCTATTTGCCCATAGTGGAGTTTCTACATCATAAGTATAATCATCCCAATTTTGGCCAGTCCTAAAGCAACTAAATGGTTCTATAACACTTGTAAATAACGAATTTAAAAAATCACTTTCAACATGTCCGGGGCGCATCATTTTGAAATTTGTAACACCAGTATTTATTTCAGATCCAAAAGTACGCTTAGTTCCGGTCAAAACTATCTGCGAGTTCCCTGCGTGGTCTGTAGTATATTTGAATGTAGTTTTATTTAATCCTGAGTCATAATTTATATCAGTTATTGTCCCCCCGGTTATTGAACTTGCTGATCCATTAAAACTGCATAAATGCTCTCCATACTGGGCACCGCCGCCTCCGCCTAATCCGCCGGGATTATTTCCCTCATAAATGTACATTGAAAAATCACTTATGGGATCACCATATTCATCTACTGCTATAGGCGTTCCAGTACCGGCAGTATTTCTTCCATGACTTGCTACATTTGCAAGAGGTTGAGATTCATTCCAAGTATTGAACCATGTTACATCTACACCTAATTCAACTGGGACACTACTTGATTTTAATATCATCACATAACTCATTAAGAAACCATTACCAATTTAATGTTGCTCTTCCTGTCCAGCTTCCCTGTTGCTCCTGGATGTCGGTAATATCAGTACCATCATAAGTGTACTTGTAAATCCACCAATCAATAGAACCTTCAGAAGCATTTACATCCTTATGTATCCCCTTATAAATAACGCTGCCGGAATCATATTCCAGTTTCGTTCTTCCTATATTTTCATCTTTAATGTTCATTGAGCCCCTCCTAAGAGCGAATTTATATCCAGCGGAGCGTCCGCCGCCATTTTTGCCTGTTGCATTTGTGCTGTCCTTGCTTTTATCGCCTGGACAGCTTCTTCCATCCCCGGGAAGTCGGTATAACTTAGATAAATCGGTAAAAGTATATCAGCATGAGTAGGAACGTATTGCATTGCTTCCCTTAAACCATCTGAAGCCATTTGGCGTATTGTCGGGTTCATCGGATTTGAAGCTCTTATATCATACTGCCCTACGTTCAGGTCATTTATTACTTTAAAAGTTTTCAAAGAATTATCGAATACTCTCTTATTCAGTGTAATCGGTTCTTTGCGTCCGATAACCCTTACTACTCTTTCATTGTCATAAATCTTAGGTATAAGTTCTATGAGCATTTTCTTTGTCTTGAGTCTTGCCCTTCTAAGATTGTCAGGAAAATGAAACGTACCTAATTCACTTCTTGCCGCCCTTGCCTGGATTGCCTTACCAGACCTTTCATTTGACTGCATCCCTACTGAAGTTTCATACATGCCAAGTATGTCTTTAATATTGTTATCGCATATTTGGAGCATGGTTAATTCGCCCTGCCCTACTTCCGGAGCGGGGGCTCTTTGTGGTACGCCCTGTCCCATAGAATTAATAAGTAAATAAGGATGAAGGTCTTTATTAGCAGTGTCCCATTGTTTTTCATGCCCTCTTATCATCTGCGGGGTGAGAACAAACGGAGCTTTAGGTGATAACGCCACTTTTTCAGTAAGCGAGGTTAACCAGTAATCATATGCTCTGTTCATATCGTTAGCGTCCTGGGTCAAAGATTTCTTGTACATTTTACCTTCAAACTGTACCCTATGACCGTCAACTTCGACGATAGGTATTTCGCTTCCAGGCCATTCGCCTCTTTCCAGAATAGAATGTCCTGAAATTTTATACCACTCTACTTTGTATGATTTTACTTCCCTTGTTCTTAATACTTCTATATCCTTGTTACTGTCGTCTAATTCAATAACTGCCTTTTCGCCTGATTCAGTCATTACTTCAGCTATAGTTTTGGTAACTGCTACTTTCCTGAAATATTCAGCTATAAAGATTTTCTTGTCTTCATACCATAGTTCATAATCTTCATCTCCTTCAAACGAAGAACTTTCATTCTTATAATCCGGGAATTTTTCGTTAAATTCTTCTTCAGTAAGCCCTTCTCTTATGAACGCTTTTCTACCCTTAGGGTCAAGATAAACCATCAAAGAATTTGGAATACCTTTAATTCTGATCTCCTGATCGAATCCTTTATCAGTATATTCAGTTAATATTCTCCAAAACCCAAACCCGCCGCCTACCGCGAGTTCTCCTGTCTCTGTTATGATCTCATCAAAGCAAGACTGATATTCTATATGGTTGATCAAATAATTATAAATTCTGGCGATCTGTTTATCCCCGGCATCATCAACAGGAACAACCTGATCTTTATTCGGCATTCCTCTTTCAGCATTGACAACCTGTGAAACAAATTTTCCTAATTTATGAGCTGAAAGATGAGGCCTGCCCTTTGCGTCTCTGTCTGCCAGGTCTTCTTCGTTCCAGTGGCCTTCGGCAATATTAAAAGAAAACTTCATGTTCTTACGAAACTGATCATGGTTCTCTTTATTAGCTTCGTAGAGGGAGTTAAAGGCCTTTTTAGCTTCTCTTAATATATCTTCATCTTTTTCTTTTTCTTTCATCCTGACATCCAGGTTCTTGTTGTCTGAGATTGCGTCATGTAAGCCGGAACATACTTTCTGCTTACTTTAGAGTCAGGTTCATAATAAAGCATTGCCAAAGCATCAGCTTCATTAGGCGAACCCCCAATCTCTTTCTTTAGAACTTTTTTATCCATTATGAATATTTTTCCATTTTTATCGGTATCATATTTTAATGCCGCTAACTGGTTCTTTAAATCCGGGTCATCAGGAATACTGATAACACCTTTTAAAAACTGATCTCTCAAATTCCAGAACATCTCTGCCCTTTTATTCACAAACATTTCGTCATTATCAGGGCTTCTTCTTGAATCGCAGGTTTCTACAATAGCGCCTTTCTTCTCTTCAATATTCCCTGCTACCGCCCATCCTATACCGATAGTATCAACCCTGAATGTATCAGGAGAATTAACGTCAATCCATGATCCAGCCCAGTTTTCGAGATCTCTTGGGTCGCTTGTCGAATACTTTTTAAACGGCAAAACCTTATTTCCTCTCCTGCTGGCTATAATCGAATTGTCTCCGCCCGCGCCGCAGTCCAGCGAACTCACTAAAGGCATATTCGATGTTATCGTAATATCCTTATCAATCGCGTCAAGCACCCAATCCCAATTTATCAAAGTCTCTTCGGTAAACAGCGGGGGAAGACCTAATACATTCATTCTATAGGGATTTGATTGTTTGCCACCGTAATCTTCCTCTATCCTCTTGTGTTCTGTTTTATTGGTAATTTCAGAATCTTCAGAGTTCCATCTTAATGCTACCCATCTATGCTTATTTTTATACTGAGTATCAACCGCATATCCTTTAGCGTGCATCGGGTTGAAAATAAGCCACATCAAATTACAGTCCTGAGTCATGTTCTTTTCAAGAGTATGAAATACTAAATCAGCAATTCCACTCGCTTCATCAAGAATTTGCAAAAGATAGTCTTCATGTATACCCGCCAGAGATTCAATCTGCTCATCAGGAGATAATTTAGGATTGGCTGCCTTAGTGAACGCAAACCATCTTTTCCCTCTTGAATCGTCCTTAACGTCTTTCCTGAAAAATTTATCGCTCTGAAGTACAAAATTGTTTTTGACTTTCGAGTGCGTCAGCCATTTAGAAATTTCAGACCAAAGAACTTTATTCAACTGATCAGCTGATACCGATACACATGGAATTTTAGGAAATGGAAAACAGAACATATACCACATCAATATCCAAACAGTGACAGTATCCTTACCGCACCCGCGTCCTGCCATTATTGAAACACCTAAAATATCATGTCTCTTCCCTGCTATCTTATCTAATACTAAATTCTGAAATTCAAGGAGTCCTTCTTTCTGCTGTGTAGTGATAAAAAAATTCGACCCGGTAGCATTATTATATGGGTCAATTATTAAATTGTTTACAAAGAACAATATGTCATTCCGACATCTTAAAACTAATTTCTTATACTCTTCCTGTCCCTTATTCATCTTATTATCAATAATATTCAAATAATACAATATATGTCAAGAATAAAATGCTTGACTTTAAAGCAAATATTTATAATGTATTCCTATGAAATCAGTAACAGAAATTCAAGAAATACGAAACATAATTCACGACTACTTAAAACATTACTTCAACCTGCCAGACTTACCAGAGTTCACAAGCAATACTGCCGCGATAGCCGGAGGTATAACACCAGGACAATTCTACAAAAATGGCGATAATGTCTGTATAGCACATATGTGAAACTTTACCGCAAAAACTATCTATATCTCTAAAAATCAGCATTATGAACAACAACTAACTCGACATCGAACATAGTGAAATAGCTGCCTTCAAAACAGATCTATATCAAGTCACTGCTAAAAAAAGCGCATTTGTTTTGTATGCTGGTAAAAAGGGTATACTATATACACCAACAACCGCTGGTGGCCGTACCCCCCTATCGAAATAATATAGAATATCGTTAAAAAGTTGAACAGTCTATGGGAAAAGTGTCAGTTTTTTGGATAGTCACTATATATCAGCGCATAACACGTTAAAAAGTTGAACACT